TAGAATTTCGTACGCGCGGCGCGTGCCGTGATACGTCCTAAAGTCCTTTATCGAAAATTTCTTGCCTCCGGGAAGGCTTTTGATGTATGCGTTCAGTTTCGAAGCGGTAACGTCGGGAAAAAGCTTTTCCCCTTCCTTCGTCTCCGCGATCCTTTTCTTCAACCATTTTGCAAGCGTCGAGTCCGCGATCTCGTAGTGTGCATCCTTTCCTTCCTTCGCAACGAAGTCGAGTATTATAATATCCCCCTTTACCTGTGCGTGTTCGTGTTGCAACGTCGTGAGGCCGTAAGCCTTCTTCTTCGCCCGAAAGTCCGTGTCGCTCCCGGCCCGGATTGCCGACTTGTCCTCCATGCGGAACAGGAACGCCTCCGCCCTGCCCTTGGCTATGTCCTTCGCCGCCTTTTCCCTCATCTTGTCGATTGCCCGCGAAAACAGCTTTATCCGGTCGAACTTCTTCTTTGCCGCCTTTTCGATATGCTTTTCCGAATACCTGTATTGCCACCTTCCGGCCTTGTCCTGTCCCATCGCCTGTATCTTCAAATTCTTGTCCGTCGCTACCACAACATTGTCCCAGGCGGGCGGAATCCTCATTCCGTTAAGCCTTTTCAGAATCTTCTTGTCCTTAACTTCCTCCCCGCCCAAAACCCACTTGGCGGTTTTTCCAGATCCTTCCCTTGTGTAGTCCCTGCATGGATCGGGCTTGTCTTCCGCCTTCTTCGATATGATACAGTTGACGAACCGTCCTATGGCCGACATCGGCTTCTGCTCGGTCTTCGCCCCGACCGGCGCTATCGTGCAACGACAATTACCACTAAAACACGTTTTGCCGTTGTGTCTTATCCATAGGATGTGATTTTTTTCCAATTCAACGCAGTAAGCCATTCCACGGTACTGGATGACATCAATTGATCCTTTGCCATTATATCCAAATGTCGCCGTCTTGCTTTTATTCCAATATATTCTCCAGCAGTCGGCTCTCGATGTCATTGGATGCCCGTAAGTCGAAGATTCCCTTCCTGATTGTTCCTGTAATATGTAATTCGGGTAGCCGCCGACTTTTAGTATTAGCTCTCCTATATCAGATGCCATTTGGTTACTTGTCGTATAAAAAACTTTGTTTTCTGATCCGTCGTTTCTGCTAAATTGTCCGTATGATCTTGATACGTGACCGTCACACACAAGATAACTTTCAAGAAAAACTTTTATGGTTTCTGCCCGTGCGTTTTTAATAACCTGTGGAACATATTTGTTATGGGAATGTCCGAATTGCTTTAAATGCATTCCTATTGATGTATGGTTAAATTCAATTTTTGTTTTTCTTTTGTATGACAACGCCGAGATTGGAAGTTGCCGCACGCATCTTAAAATTCTATCTTGTGATTTTTGATTGCTGATTGTTATATAATAACTGTCAGGCCCTTTTTCTATTACAGATCCGTCCGAAAGCCAGTAAGCCATAAATTCCGCATAAATATCTATTGGAATATTTGTTTGTCCGATTTGAACGGTATTTGTATCGTTTCCGATCCAACGGGCGCATCTTGGAATAAAGAATTTTGCCTTTTGACTAAGATTTGAAATCTGTTCAACCTTCCACCGTTTTGTTTTGTTCCACGGCGACGTGGAGTATATTTGGTCGTGATCGTTTGTAACTACAAGCGAGAAATTTTGAGAGCGCAGTCTTGTCATTGTGTTTCCTGGATTGTATGACACAAGTCTTGTTGCGCCTACCCATTCCAATTGCATGTTGTTTTCAGGATTTGGAGATAAAAACAACTCGTCTCCTCTTAAATCTCGAAAAAACTTCCATCCATCGCTTGTGTATACTTCCGAATCTTCCGAATACGAGCGAGGATGGAATGGCGGAAAGTAAGGCGACTTTGAAAGCGCCTCCCGCGAGGCGTTTTCGACTTCGGCAAGCGAAGGGAAGGGAAGAATCCTCGCCGCGCTTTCAACGTCCTTCTCTGCCAGAAACTGGTTTTGAAGTTCAAGCATAAATGGAACGTCGAATTGCACTCCATGTAAAGCTCCGCATATTGGACATCTTCGCTCGTCCGGTATGGTAACGATTGCGTAAGTCATCACGCCGTTCGCCATCATCCTGTCCACCATGCCGAAATGATATGAGCGGGAAGCCGCCATATTGCCCAGGGTCGAGAAATAGCCTTCCCTCTGCATAATGGCATCGACTTCGGAAATAAGCGTCCTGGTGGCCGTCTCGCTTGCGTCAGGCATGAGTTTCAATTTCTTCAACACGCCGGGGGCAACGTCCCTCCATACCTGAACGGAGTTGTAATATGTAAGCTGGTCCGCGAACGACTGCGCCGTAAGCTCCATTGCCCTTATTTCGTCCAGCGCCCCCTTCTTGTAGGCGGCCCGCACGGAATCCATTATGCGGGGAAGCCGTTTGTCCCAGTTGCCCTCTATCGCCTCCAGAACGTCCTTTTCCCTGAATACCGCCTCCGTTACCTTTCCCCCGAGAAACTTCTTCTTTGCGAAGTCGATCACGCCCGACAGCTTTTCATCGAGAATCTTCCGAACGGGCTTCCACGCCTTTTTCAGGAACGAAACGATTTTCAGCTCGTCGCCCACGAAGTCCGGGTCGTCTCCCGAAGCCTTGACGATTTCGAGAAGAAGCATTGTCCAAACGGCTTCGTCAACTGTCGAAGGAAAAAGATTACGCCTCCTCGGGGCATTCATGGTCGCATCCCTTGTCGAGCATTTTTCTTATCTGCATCATGGCGTCGATCACTTTGACGCTTTTCTCGATTTCTTCTTCTTCGATCATGTTCTCTTGTGCGGCACCTACGAGAACCGAAAGCGCTTGCGGAATCGGCATCGAAGCCCATGGATGCTCCCCTTCGTCGTATACGGGAATAGCCGTACCAAAGTGCGTGTTCGCATAGTCGATCATTTGGTTCACTGTGATCGCCGCGTTCGCCGCAAGTACCGGCATGACTTCCAAAAGCTCGTCGGAGGACTTGATAACGGCCGCCCTCGTCTGAAATTCGAAGCTTTTGCATCCGCTCGGCTGAACAATGCAAGTATTAACGATCTCGTCCAAAAATTCCCTTTCTGGAACGAAAAGCTGTTCCTCCGCGAGCTGTCGCGTAATCCTCGCCGTTTCGTGTCGAAGATCCTCCGTCCTTCCGAGGAACATGCCTGGAAGCCGGAATCCGTGCTCTCGGATTGTCTTGCGGGCGTCCTGCAAGTAATTCAGGAACATGGCATCCTCCTTGCGGTATTCCGCCATGTTCGTTATTTCCAATTTCGGTTGCAATGGCTTGCCCTGCATGTCGAAGGCGTTTGCTTCGCTTTCGAGAACGAGGTACTTGTTGAAGTTCTCGTAGTTCTTGGCCTTGATGAACATTGCAAGCAAATCCTTGTACGATTCCTCCGTAAGCTGTCCTCCCGCTATTGCTATCAGGAGCGCGGGTATTCCCTGGCCGTCGAAAAGGTCGTAGTTGATGAACTCGGCCTTGTGCGATCCGAGGGCGTTGAACACCGTTCCTATCCAAGAAGGAATCCCGTAAGTTCCGGTGCCGTTCTTGATATGGATTACCTCCGTCGCCTCCATGTAGCTTCCGGCGTCTGGATCGAAGTCCTTGTCGTCCTCGTAGCGGCCGGTCCTTGCATCCATTCGCCTTGTGTCCCCGAAGCTTTTGAAAACCCTTATCTCCGAAAGGTTCGTACCGTGAAGCTGACAGAATCGCCGGAATCTCCTTTCTACCTTGATCGGAATTTCAACCCCGTCCCTTTCAATCGTCATGTCAACTTCGGTTGGCTTGTCGTCGAGGCCCATAAGCCTCATTCGCTTCGTGTCCGACCAAAATATCATTGAAGGCTCCCCGTTCGCGTTTCTTACAACTTCGAGGTATCCGTTTCCCGTAACCTTGTAGTCGAGCCACAAGTTCCTTGCGAGCGTGGTCCACGACTCGAAAGGATTGGGTTGCTTAAATATGCTTTTAAGCCGAATCTTCTCAGGATGGTCGTCGGGGTTGTCCCCAACTTCCGCGCCTTCCTTTGGAATGATCTTCCATCCGAAGCCGACGACATTGTGTACGTGCGCATCCACGCACGACTGCACCGAAGATCCTTCATATATTTCATACATTTTTCCGGGCAAGTACGCCGGAGTCAATATCTGCGCGGGAAGCGTTGCCTTCCCATAGAAACTTGTGAATACGTCGTCGTAGTCGGTCTGCCGTGAGTATTCC